GCGACCTGGGGGCATTGACCCGGTGAACATCCCGGCGATGTCGGCCGCCGGGGGTGGCGTGTTGGTTGCGTTGCTGCTCGTGTGTGGGGCTGTTCTTGTCCAGGAAAGGGAGCGGGGCAAGGAAAATCAGGGGGCGATTTGCTTTTCCGGCCATCGTGGTGTATGGTTTAGGTTAGGGAACGGGGATCAGGGAACGGGGAACCGAAAGAAACGGGGGCCGCTCGGTCGGGGTGACCGGTCGGCCATCCCACGCGGCACGGAGGGGACGGGTGACATCTGAGCGGGGTCTGGTTCCCCCGCGTCAACGCTTCAAGTAATCCGCAGATCGCGGAACATGCGACGGGCCGTGGTCCGAGCGCTCTGTTTCTTTGCGCCCGTCGAGAGCCGGGGGCAAAGAAACACAGTGCAGCGGCGACGCTCGCTGTAGCGGAATGCTGCATTGACCCGGGCGGGCCATCGGGACATGAGACCCGGGCCCGCCACTGAAGACAACCCGGCCAACGGACGGCCGGAGACGAACGACAAGGATGTCGGTCATGCCACCAAAACACACCAGAACGCACGAAAAAGCCGTCATTCTTTGTGGCTTATTGTGCCTTTTTGTGGCCACGATTTCGGGGTGTTCGTTCCTGACGCCGGGCTTCGACGTTCGGCAGGCCACCGAAGCGCGCGCGGACACGAAGTGGACCAACGAGACCAACGAAAAGACGGGTGAGCCGTCGGGCATCTTCATCTCCGAAAACACCACGCATAACCGCAAACTGGCGACGATCGAGGCCTCGCAAGGGACGGGTGAGGTCGAGTTCTACGAGAGCGGGTCGGTCAGGACGATTCGCGGCGTCGAGGCGGCGATGGTGCAGCAGTCGGACCCGGCGGACGCGGCGACGGTGTACGGCAAGCTGGCGGTCGAGAATGCCAAGCTGGCGGTCGAGCTGGCGAGCGTGGTCAAGGAAGCGTTGCCGGCGGTGCTGAACCGCTTCGGTGGTGGCGCGGGCGGAGCCGCGGATACGCCCGGGATCGGTGACCTGATCCGGGCCGAGATCGCGGCGAGCATCCCGGCTATCGCCAACGAGCTGCGACGGCAGGCGGGGTTGCCGGAACGCGAGCAGACGTCCGGAGGGGCGCCGGACGCTACGGCGAATGCGCCGGTGGCGATTGTCAATCCGTTGGCTACGCGGCCGGCGACGACGGAACCATGACGACGAAACGACGATATTTTTTTGATGCGGCGACGTGGGCTTGCCGGGTGGGCCATGGAGGGCCGCCCGGCTTGCCCGGCATTGTGCGTGTGAACGTGCGAAGAGTGTGAAGGGTGGACGCGGGGGAAGTGAGAAGTGCGAAGTGAGAAGTGAGAGCCATGGGTGATCTGATCAAGCTGCTGCAAGGCAAAAAGACCTACATCGTGGCGTTTGTGTCGGCCACGATGGGGCTGGTGATGTCGTTTGGCGTGGTTGTGCCGGAGTGGGTGTTCGTGGTGCTTGGTGCGCTGGGGCTGACCGCTCTGCGCGACGGGGTGAAGACCGTCGAGACGCAGGCGTCGGCCGCGAATGAGCATGCTCGGGCGGCTACGCGGATGGCGGTCGAGGTCGATGGGCAGATGCGGCACGGATCGCCGGGGCTGAATTGATTGCCGCGAAGCGGAAGGGACGTAGGGACGTAGGGACGGAGGGACGTAGGGCGCCGGGGTTTCGTGAGCCGTCGTTGTTACACGTGCCGCCGGCGGGATGGTCGGCGCGGAGCTGGCGGGAGCGGTTGATGTACATGGCCGACGTTTGTGAATCGAATGTGCCTGAGCGCGCCGCGGAACTTCGTGCCGCGGCGCGGAAGGGACGTAGGGACGTAGGGACGTAGGGACGTAGGGACGGAGAGGCAGACGTCCGGCGGGGCGCCGGACGCTACGGGCTGGCGGCTAAGAGCTGAGGGCTACGACAATGAGTGAAGCGACACCGACCCAATGCTACGTGATTGCCGGTGACGTGGACGCGGCTTACCTGGCGCTGCTGCGGCACGTCGGGCGCGTGGCCAAGTCGGTGCACGACGGACGCCGCTGGGCGATTGCGCTGCACGCGGACGGTGCTGCGCAGCGCGTCGACGAGCGCGTCAGCCGCATCGTCGGCAACGGCAGCGAGGTGCAGGTGGCGGCCGTCGACAAGCCGGATATCGCGACACTGTCGGCGATGGCGTGCGGTGAGCATACCGGCGACGAGGCGTGGCATGATGTGGTCGGGGCGCCGCCGGCGGGAGCACGCGGCTTCGGGTCCGTTGGCTGACGCCGCGGAACGTGTGATGTGGGGTGGCGCAGTTGGTCGCGCGCCGGGCTCATAACCCGGAGGTCGCGGGTTCGAATCCCGCCCCCGCTATCAGGGTGTGAAGGGGGGGAAGGTGTGAACGGGGTCCGGGAGGTTTGACGCGTGAGTAACTGGATTGCGATCGCGCAACTCGTTGCGACGGCGCTGATCCTGCCGGCCCTGGGCGTGCTCGGCTGGTTCGTTCACACGATGTGGCAGGCGAGTCAGAAGCGGGTCGAGCGGGCCGAGGACGACATTCGCGAGATCCGTAGGGACTACGTGATCAAAGAGGACTTCCTGCGGGAGGACTCATCGAACCGGCACCTGTTGCAGCGGCTCACGGAATCGGTGGCGGGGATCGAAGGGAAGCTGGGCACGATGGACGAGCTTCGCGAGGAGCTGCGGTTGCTGAGGCGTGCAGGAGACGGCCATGACTGAATCGAAGGCGAGCCGAATCAAGCGGGTCCGCAACGAGATCCTGGTGACGCTCAACCGAACGTTTCCGGCGTCGCTGCAATCGAAGTCGATCATGAACTGCCTGATCGCCGTGTTCCCGGACATGGAGTGGGGCTACCTGATCAAGGACATCGAGTACCTGCTGAAGAAGGGGTACATCGAGCGATTGATCGATGACGGCGAGAAGGGCCGCGAGGAGATGACGTCGTACAAGAACCGCTGGTGGCGGCTGACGGCGGAGGGCAAAGAGATCGCCGACGACGTGATCGATGATGAGGCGCTGGAGTTCTGAATGCGGAAGGGACACAGGGACATAGGGACGCAGGGACGAAGGTGCGGCGCTGACGCCGTGCGAAGCTGCCTCTGTCCCTCCGTCCCTCCGTCCCTTCGTCCCTTGCGTTGCGGAGCAACGTCTTGTGGGTAGACGCGGACCTGGTAGTGAGTGGATCCTGCGACTGCCGAAGGACGTGCGCGCGGCGCTGGATGCGGCCGTCGATGATGACGCGGACGGGCGGCGGGAGTCGGCCAAGGCGATCTGGGAACGGCTCGGATTGCATGAGATGTTCGGCGTCTCGCTTCGGTCGGTCCAGGGGTACTGCACGCTGCGACGCGCCCGACGGGACAACGCGGCCGTCGGGTCGCTGGTCAAGGCGATGGTGGGCGGAGAGCAACTGTCTCTCGACGACGTGCACGCCATCGCGATGGGCAAGCTGGCGGCCACGATCACCAGCGGGAAACTCAAGGGGTACGAGCTGGCCCGGTGTATCGCGGCCATCAACCAGTCGCGACGCACGGATGTCGTCGAGGCGGAGGCGGATCGGCGGCGGATCGAGTTCGAGGAAAAACGCGAAGCCGCAGTCGAAGAGATCGTGCAGATCGGCAAGCGCGAGCGATTGGACAAACGGGTGCTGGCGGAAATCAAAGAGAAAGTCTACGGGATCTCCTCGCCGGGTGACGAGTCATGAGGAAATATTTCCGGTGTGTGATATTGGGATGCATGCTCATGGCTAGCACGCCGATCACACTGCTCGGGTATCAGCGGGACCTGGTGCAGTCTGATGCGCGATTCAACTGGTGTAACTGGTCACGCCAGGTGGGCAAGTCGTTCGGAACGTCACTGCGGCGGATTCTGCGGGGGGCCGAGCGGCGACGAAACCAGATCTTCCTATCGGCCTCCGAGCGGCAGTCGCGGGAATTGATGGTCAAGGCGAAACAGCACGTGCAGGCCATCGAGGCCGCCGAACGTGTGTTCGGGCTGACGAAACGGGCGATGACAAAGGGAAAGTCGCCGGGCGACTTCGAGCTGGACATCGACGAGCAAAAGGTACGGTTCGAGGGTGACTACGACTACACGCAACTGACGATCCGACTGCCCATCGGGATCCGGATCGTGGGGCTGCCCGCGAACGCGGAGACGGCCCGCGGTTATACCGGCGACGTGCTGCTCGACGAGTTCGCCATGCATACCGACGACCGGGGCATCTGGGCGTCGGTGTTTCCGTCGGTATTGCGCGGCGGCGGCGAACTCGATGTGTGCAGTACGCCCAAGGGGTGTAAGAACCTGTTCTACCGGCTGCGCAACAATCCGCAGTTCAGTCGGTCGACGGTCACGATTCACGACGCGGTCGCGCAGGGACTCGAAGTGGATATCCCCGCGCTGCGCGAGGCGATGGAAGACGACGACCTCTGGCGGCAGGAGTTCGAGTGCGAGTTCCTGGACGAGGCGACGGCGTTCCTGACTTACGAAATGATCGCCGCGTGTCAGGATGTGCGGCTGACCAAGACGCTCGACTTCGACGAGCTGCGAAACGCCGAGAACCCGTGGTATGTCGGCGTGGACATTGCGCGGAAGAGACACCTCACGGTGTTTTGGCTGGCCGAACAGATCGGGCCGATCCTCTGGACGCGCGGCGTGGTCGAGATGGCCAAGCAGAAGTTCAAAACGCAGGCGGGATTCTTGGATTCGATCATGCAGCACCCGAAGGTGCGGCGGGCGTGCATCGACGCCACCGGGATCGGCGCGCAACTGGCCGAAGAGGCGCGGGACCGGTGGGGCATGCGGTGCGAAGAGGTGGTGTTCGGCCCGCGGGTGAATGAGTCGTTGGCTACGGGGCTCTACACGCGAGTCGAGGACCGAGGCATCCGCATCCCCGACGACACGGACGTCCGCAACGACTGGCACTCGATCGAGAAGGACGTGACCGTCGCCGGGAACATCCGGTTCGTCGGCGAAGAGACGAAGTCCGTGGACGGCAGCAAGCACGTGAGCCACGCGGATCGGTTCTGGGCGGCGGCGTTGTGTGTGCATGCGGCAGGAAATGCCGGGGTACCCGGCATATGGTGAGGCGGAGATTATCCACAGACGGCACAGATGTGCACAGATGCAGAAGAGGGGAATTGATCTGTGGCCATCTGTGAAATCTGTGGATCAATCCTCTGTTGTGAGAGCTGAACGCTGGCAACTACCTTAGCCATTCCGAGCGTCGATGGATTTCGGGCCGCTTCCTCACGGGCGCGGCTCGGAGACGACGGGGGTACGCTCGGCAAGGGCGTCAACGAGATCGTCCGGTGGCTGCGCGAGGAGGACGGGGGCGGACGGGATGACCTGACCGTCTCGCGGCCTTACGCCGCCGACCCGTGGGTCTACCGCGGCGTGACCGCCATCGTGCAGGCCGTCTCGTCGGTGCGGCTGCGGCTGATGCGCGGCGACGCCGAGGTCGAGTCGCACCCGGTGCTCGATCTGCTCGAGGACGGGCACAACTGCGGGAACACGTCGGAGCTGATGGGGCAGACCGCCGGCTATGCGGCGCTGTCGGGCGAGGCGTTCTGGTGCGCACTCGGGGCCGTCGGTCGCAAGGCGATGCCGTCGCGACTGTACGTGCCGCCGCCGTGGCGGATGACCGAGAAAACCGCCTACGACGATGAGGACATCAAGGCCCTGATCGGTTGGGAGTACCGCAACGAGGCGGGCCGGCGGAAGCCGTTCCTGCCGGAAGAGGTCGGGCAACTCAAACACTTCAACCCGTACAGCAAGTTCCGCGGGCTGTCCGGACTCGATGCCGCGAAACTGTCGGTCGAGATGAACGTCGCCGCGAACCGGCTCAACCGTGCCTCACTGCTCAATAACGCGGAGCCGGGCGGCGTGCTCGAATCGGATCAGAACGTCGACGAACCTACGGCGACGGGGATCAAGGAGAAATGGAAGGACAAGCACGGCGGGCCGGACAGGGCCCGCGAGATCGCCGTGCTCTTCAACGGGCTGAAGTTCAAGGCGACACAGCGCACGCTGACCGAGCTGGCCTGGCCGGAGGGTAAGAAACTCTCACGCGGGGAAACGCTCGCGGCGCTGGGCGTGCCGCCCATCGTAGGTGGGATCGTCGAGGACGCGAACCGGGCGAACTCGGACATCCAGTTCGAGATTTTCTGGCTGGATCGGATCTTCCCCGAGCTCTCGCTCATCAAGGCGGTGCTCAACCAGTGGCTGCTGGCGCGATACCCGAACACCGCCGGACATGAGTTCGGCTGGGATACGTCGGGCATCCCCGTCGTGCAGCAACTGGAGCTGCGCAAGACCGAAGCGCTCGATCGTCTGGTGAAGAACGGCGTGCCGCGCAACGACGCGCTGGAGTTCCTGGGACTGGACATCCCGCCGACCGAAGCGGGGAAACATTGGTGGGTGGGGATGGGCCAGCAGCCGGCGGACTACACGCTGGAGGCGGGGCCCGGTGGCGACGTTGGGCCGAAGTTGCCGGAAGGGGAGGAAGGCGAGGGAACCGGGAACGGGGAACAGGGAACGGAAGAGGAAGAGCCGGCGAAAAGTGAGAAGTGCGAAGCGCGAAGTGAGAAGCTGTCGCGTGACGAAGAGCGCAGACGCCGACGGCTTTGGCTTGCTTGGGTCGCGTCTTGGCGCGGGCTCGAAAAACGCGGGCGGGCCGCGCTCGTGAAACACTTCTCGCGGCAATCGCGGGAACTCATCAAGCGATTGCGTCGCGTCTGGCCGGCGCCGGCGAAGAGTGATCCACAGATTGCGCAGATGAACACAGATGCAGAGAAGAGAACATTATCTGTGCCCTCTGTGTCATCTGTGGATGAATCTGCTGTCCGCAAGGACGTCGTCGAGGAGATCCTGCTCGAGCTTGATGCCGAGACCCGTCGGTTGCGGGCGGTGTTGGTGCCTTTGATCGAGGACTCGGCCGAGCTGGGGATTCGGCAGGGGCTCGACGAGACCGCCGGCGAAGTCGACGAGTCGCGCGTTGCCGAACTCACGCAGCATCCGGAAGTGCGACGCGTGATCCGGGTCAAGCGGATCCGGATCGCGGGGATCGAACGCGAGACGCGACGACGCGTGCGGGCGGCGCTGGAGACCGGGCTGCGCGAGGGGAAGACCGTGCAGCAGATGGCGGCACGGATCGAACGGCTTACCGGCAAGTCGGGGCCGCGATCGGTGTCCATCGCGCGGACCGAGGTCGGCTCGGCTACGTCGGCGGGACGGCACGCCGGGCTCAAAGGCGGCGGAGCGAAGGGCCATGGCTGGTTGAGCGCACGCGACGACCTGGTGCGCGAGGACCATGCGGGTGCGGAGCGCGAGTACTTCATGAAGCTGATCCCGATTGAAGAGCCGTTCGTGGTCGGGGCCGAGCGGCTGATGCACCCGGGGGATCCGACCGGGTCGCCGGGGCAGATTATCAACTGTCGGTGCGTGGAGACGAGCGGGAAGTTGCGCGTCAATCATGTGTTTTACTCCGCCGACAGGATGTCGGCGGTGAAGGGACGGAGGGACGCAGGGACGGAGGGACAGAGGGACAGAGGGGCAGAGGCGGAATGCATCCACAGATGACGCAGATGGACACAGATTGAATCGGTCATCTGTGCGCTCTGTGTAATCTGTGGATCAATGACTGCGGAGATCGACATGGATGTCGAAACGACGGATCGTTGCCTGTTTGCCCAGTGCAAAGGCGTCGACGGCGACGGCAACTTCGATGCCGTCGCGTCCACCAACGAGCTGGATCGGCACGACGAGATCATCAATCCGGAGTCGTTCCGTGAACGCATTGATGCCTTCATGGCCAACCCGGTGATGCTGGCCGGGCATCAGCATCGACTGCTCACCGGTCACTCGCCGGTGATCGGATCGTTCCGTGATCTACGCATCGAGGACACGCAGGTATCGGTCGCCGGTCAGTTCGCGCAGGACGTGACCGAGCTGGCCGCGGAATACGCCGGGCTGTACCGCAGTAAGCACCAGCGCGCCTTCAGTGTCGGGTTCATCCCGCTCAAGTGGGAGTTTGTCGATCAGGAGGAACCGAGCGAGAGCAAGCCGCGACGGGTGCTCACGCACACCGAGATCGAGCTGCTGGAGATCTCGGCGGTTGCCGTGCCCGCCAACCGCTACGCACTCATGCGATCGAAGGCGTTGCAGACGGAGCTGCTGCAAGGATTGCGGGGACAAGAAACGGACTTCGAGCCGCTCGCGAAGCGGCTTGAAACGTTGTTTGAATCGCTGCGCACGGGCGTGATGGAGGCCATCACGGCGCAGCGCGAATCGCTTGTCGACGACATCAGTAACGCGCTTGATGCACTCGGCGTCGGTCACGACCTGTACGGCCGGGTCGATGACGACACGGACGCCGGAACCGGCGAGTGCGGTGCGGCCGGAACGTCGGACGACGAGGGGTTGGTGGGGGCGGAGTTTGAGGAGCGCGACGGCGCCGAGGCGTTGGCGGCGGTGGGCCGGCAACTGGCGGCGCTGACCGCGAAGTTAGAAGTGCGAAGTGCGAAGTGAGAATCCGGGAGCAGGACACAGGAGACGGGAGTCGGACGTCCGGCGGGGCGCCGGACGCTACACCCTGAACCCTGAACCCTGAACCCTACAACTGGAGCCAATCATGCGCAATGGAATGCGATTGCTGTTCGACCCGCAGATGCCGGGCGGCGGCGGGGGCGGTGCGGCGACGATGGACGATATCGCCAAGTCGCTGGGGCGGATCGAGGAGAACTTCACGGGGATGGGCGAGCGCGTTGCGGCGATCGAAGCACGCATCGGTGAGACATCGGACGATGACGGCAGCGAGACCGTGGTCGGGCGCATCAGCGCCCTGGCCGGGGACGTGGACGGGCTCGCCGACGAGATGCGGCGGCGGATGCGGGCGGTGCGCGAAGGGATGTTCGATGGCCGCGGGCGCTACCGCGGCATCTTCGGCTCGCGCGAGCGGGCGCTCGCGTTCGGGCTGCACGTCGCCGGCTACTGCTACGGTAAGAAGTGGGCGATCGAGAAGCTCAAGAAGGACGCGCCGGATCTCTACGAGATTACGGAGCTGGCGAACAAGGACCTGACGTCGGGTGATTTCGCGGCGGGCGGCGCGTTCGCGCCGGAGGCGTTCTCGGCCGACCTGATCCGGCACGTCGAGGAGGCGGGCGTGTTCCCGCGCCTGGCCCGGCGGGTGCCGATGGCCGAGGGGCGTCGCTCGTGGCCCAAGCGCACGGGCGGGCTCACCGTGTACTACCCCGACGAGGGGGTGGCGATCACGGAGTCGGACGTCTCGACCGGTCGCGTGGCGATGGAGCCGATCAAGTACGCGACGTACACCGAGATCTCGTCGGAACTGGACGAGGATTCGGTGATCGTGCTCGGCGAGCTGATCGCGATGGAGGCGTCGCTCGCGTTCTCGACGGCACTGGACAACAACGCGTTCAACGGCGACGGCACGAGCGCGTATGCCCGCGCCGTCGGCATCCTCCAGTCGGGCAACGTCGGCGAGGTGGCGATGGCCTCCGGCGACACGTCGTTCGCCGACCTGAGCTACGACTACCTGGTCGACATGCAGTCGGCGTCGCCGACCTACGTCACGAACCCGGTGTGGGGCATCTCGCGCACACTGCTCGGGCAATGCCGCAAGATCGCGGACTCCAACGGCAACCCGATCGTCAGCGACACGCCGCTGTTGGTGGGCGAGCCGCGGACGCTGCTCGGTGACCCCGTGCACATCGCGCAGACGATGCCGGCGATGACCGACGACGCGGTCTCGACGTCGTTCCTGTGGCACGGCCAACTCGACATCTCGCACATGTACGGCGTGCGGCGCGGGATGACGATCGCGGCGTCGGAGCACGTCAAGTTCGCCGAGGACATGATCGGCATCAAGGTCACCGGCCGGTTCGGGATCGCGGAGCGGCAGGCGGACGCGGTGACGAAGATCACGACCGCCGCGGAGTAGACGCGGCGGTGGCTGTTAGCTCTTGAACAACGAGGGGGATAGGCACGTTTGGCCAACAGCCGCCAAACGAGCCAGTCCCCGACGGAGATTCGACAATGGAACATCTACCGGATGTGACCGAACGCAACGTCCAGTTCTGGCCGGCGGTGCCCTCGGCGGGCACGGCCAACGGTACGGGCTGGGATGCGTCGCAGTTTGAAAGCGTCGAGGCGATGATCGCGGTGGGGGCCATCCCCGCGACCGCAACGGTGAACATGCACGTCGAAGAGTCGGACGTGCTGGGGTCCGGCTACGCGGACATCAGCGGGGCGGCGATCACCGAACTCGGGGCGACCGACGACAACACGCAGGCGACGATCCGGATCAGCATGAAGGGCCGGAAGAAGTACCTGCGGATGGTCGTCATCACCGCGAACGACGACTCGTACTACTTCGGCGAGTTCATCGGCTACCGGCCCCAAGGCGCGCAGGCGATGCCGGTGCGCGCGGCCGACGTGGAAGTGTAGCGGGCCGACGGCCCGCGGAAAGTGAGAGCTGAGAAGTGAGAAGTGAGAAAGCTTCGCATCCCGAAACGTCTCGGGCGGCGGAGCTCTCACTTCGCACTTCTAACTTCTAACTTCGGGAGCATGCAATGGCACTCGTTCGTTTCGGACACCCGCTGACCACGTACATCAACGGCAAGATGGTCGCGTGGGAGGCGGGACAGGAGGTCGAGGTGGACCTGGCGAAAATCAAGCACCTGCCGCCGCAGTCGTATGAGGTGGTCGGGAAAGAAGGGACGGAGGGACGGAGGGACGAAGGGACGAAGGCGGTGAAGGGGAAGGACGTCGGCGATGGGCCGCCGGCGGACAAGCAAGTCACTTCGTCGGCGACGAAGTGACTGGAGCAGGTGAGCAGTCGAGCAGGTGAACAGGTGAGCGGACGTCCGGCGGGGCGCCGAACGCTACGAGCTGATGGCAATCACAACCGCAACGATCGTGAAGCGACGTATTCCGGTCACGTCGTCGGACCACGACACCGTGATCGGTGAGATCGTCGACGCCGTGGACTCGGCGTTTGCGTCGCACTGCGATCGGGTGCTGCTGCGCGAGGCGGACCGTGTCGAGTACCACTCGGGCGGCGGGCACATCGTGGGGCCGGTGCGGTTGTATCCGGTCGAGTCGGTCAGCGAAGTCAAGGAGACCGTGTACCCCAACGACTTCGATTCCGAGACGGCGCTGACCGTGCTGGAGGACTACGACTACGACCCGGACAACGGGCTGTTCTACCGGCTGCCCCAGCCGACCAAGTGGTACTCCGGCCGACGCAACGTGCAGATCGCGCTCACCGGCGGGTACGTGGCCGCGGACGGGTCGCCGACCGGTGACCAGGTGGCGATGCCGCCGGACCTGGTCGAGGCGGCTACGCTCCAGTGCGTGGAGCTGTTTCGGCGGCGCTCGAAGCCCGGCGTCGAGTCGCACTCCGTCGCCGGGGCGTCGGCGGGTGAGGGGCCGATGAAACTGCTGCCGATCGTGAAGAGCATGCTGTCGCGGTACGTGCGGCGCACGGTGGTTTGAGGGACGGAGGGACGAAGCGAGCCGGGCCGTCTCGGCCCGGACATGGACGACGTGGACGATGTGGACGCTGATGCATGGCTCAACTCGTTGTCAAGCTGACGGCCGAAGCGCGGCGGGAGATGGCCGCGGCCGAGAAGCGCGGCGCGAACGTGCAGGCGGCCATCGTGCGCGGGATGGAGACCGGCGGGCAGGAAGTCGCGAACAAGATCGTGACCGATCGGCTCACCGGGCAGGTGCTCAATGTCCGCACGGGCGAGCTGCGCAAGAGCGTCGAGTCGCGCGTGCTGCGACGCGGGGCGAGCGTCACGTCGCTGGTCGGTGTGCGCAAGGGGCCGGCCACGGCGTATGCGAGGATCCTCAACGACGGAGGCAAGATCACGGCCAAGGGCGGGGCGCTGGCCATCCCGCTCGAAGCCGCCAAGACACCGGGCGGCGTGCCGCGGTTCCCGGGTGGGCCGCGCACCGTGCCCGACCTGTTCATGATCAAGCGCGCGGGGCGGCCGCCGCTGCTGGCCCGGGCGATCCGCGGGGGCAAGGCGATCGAGCCGATGTACGTGCTCAAGCGGTCGGTGACGATCAAGGCCACCGACTGGCTGTCGGGCGGCGTGCGGAAGTACCTGGGGCTGTACACGGACGAAATCAACGAGGAGCTGGACGGGGTGGAGTAGGGACGGAAGGGACTGAGGGATTAAGGGATCGAGGGATTGAGGTGAGCTGACGCATGGCGGCGAAGATCAAGACGATCATCGATGCGTTCCTGGCGCTGTCGGATATCGATTCGGCGTTCGCGACGAAGCTGCAGGCCCCGGTCGATCCGACGCAGGTCGCGGAGCTGCCGGCGGTTGCGGTGATCATCGAGCGGGACGGCGTCGACGAGGACGGTGAGCATGCGGGCAACGAGACGTATCGGTTGGCCACGCTGAGCTGTGCGGTGTGTAACTACATCGGGGCGAGCAAGAACGCCAACGAGGCGATCAGCGATCTGATCAAGATCGTCGAGGATGCGTGGGAGTCGGACCGCGGCCTCGGCGGGCTGATCCACGATCGACCTTACGGGGACTGGCAATCGTTCTGGGACCCGAAGGGTGAAGGGGAAGGGCAGATCGTGGGCGCGACGACCGAGTGGGAGGTCGCGTACCACGTGACGGACGGAGCGTACTAGCCGCGGCGTTGCCGCGGCGGGGATTGAGGGACCGAGGGATTGAGGGATTGAGAGACGTCCGGCGAGGCGCCGGACGCTACGGACGGAGCTACGACAATGGCTGACATCGTTCTTTCACACGTTGTTTCCGCGACGCATGACGAGACCGTGCTCGAAGGGGCGCTGGCGGTCGGGCATACGCCGGTGATGGTGCAGATCCCGCTCGCGGACGGCGAGGCGACGCCGGAGGCGGACGTGGTGGCGGTCACGGGGACGCTGCTATTCCGGTCGCTGACCGATGCCAACGTATTCGTCGAGGCGGCGGCGGCGGACCTGGTGTGCGAGATTCAGTCGCAGGGGCAGGCGCAACTGTACGACCAGACGTTCGTCAACGCCCGGGCCATCGGCTACGCGGGCGAGTACACGATCCAGAGCAAGGGCGGCCCGGTGCCGACGGTGGGCGTTACGTTCGAAGCCGACTCGGTGACGACGGAGGCGCAACCATAGGCCGCGGCGTCGCCGCGGCGTGAGAAGTGAGACGTGAGAAGTGAGAGCTGACGCGACCAGGGATGTTTCGGCGTGCGGAGCTTTCTCACTTCGCACTTCTAACTTCTCACTTTCCTGAGGGCTTGAGTAATGGCTGAAACCGTAACGACACACGTAGTCAGTGCGACACACAACTCGGCGCAGATCGAGGGGGCGGTGCAGGTCTCCTTCCGCCCGATCATGCAGATCTCGCCGCGGGCGGATGGGAACATGACGCGGCAGGCGGACACGGTGGGGATCGAGGGGACGCTGATGTTCCGCTCGCTGGCCAGTGCCAACACGTTTCTGAATAACGCGAAATCCACGCTCGTCGTCGTCGCGAAGAAGCAGGGGCAGCAGGCCAACGCGACACTGACGTTCGCGAACTGCAAGGCGCAGGGGTGGGCGGGCGAGTTCACGGTGGCGAGCAAGGACGGGCCGGTGTCGACGATCGGCGTGCGCTGGCGGGCGGATTCGCTGGTGATCACGTAGGCCGCGGCGATCCCGCGGCGGGGAACGGGGCGGAGCTAACGCATGGCTCGACGCAGTCGCGAATTCGAGATCAAGGTCGGGACGCAGGGGGCGGACCGGACCAAGCGCGACTTCGACGACGTCGCCCAGGCCGAGAAGCGCGCGGGGGGGGAGGCGGAAGAACTGGGACGCAAGGGTGGGATGCTGGGGAGGGTGTTCGGTAGCCTGCAATCGCAGGTCGTCGGGATGGTCGCTTCGTTCGTCTCGATCGGGGCGGTGGTGGGCGTGTTCCGCAGCCTCGTCGACATCATGCAGCAGGTGCTCGAAAAGGCCAAGGAAATCAACCGTGAGGGGTTGCAGGCGAGGGAGTCGGCACTCTTGTTCGCGCAGCAGTTGGGGGACGTGAGCGAGAAAGGGCAGCGGGTTGCGTTCGAGGATGTGACGCGGATTGCCAAGGCGGGAGCGCTAAGCTTCGGAGCAGCGAGTGAACTAGGGATCGCGGCGGACGTGGCGTTCAGCGATGTCGGCGGCATTCGCGGACCGGAGCGGGAACGGGTGATGGCGACGACGGAGCTGATCGCCGGCTTCGCGGGCAAAGCGGGCGTGACGCCGGACGTGACGTCGCAGTTGCTGTTCGGGCTTCAGCGTGTGGGGGCGCTGGAGAGCCCCGAGGCTACCGCGGGGGCGATTGGGAAGATCGAACGGTACTCGAAGGCATCGAAGGCGACGAACCTCGGTGAGTTCTTGCAGATCTTCTCACTTGGCAGCACGGAAGCTCTCGCTTCCGGAATGTCGTTTGAGCAGGCGCTGGAGCTGACGCAACTCGTCAAGCAAGAGAAGGACACGTCACCGGGGAGGGCGGGCGAGGCGGCGCGGCAGATCACGCGGGTGCTGACATCCGAGAAAGCCTCGGAGTTCTACGCCAAGCAGGGAATCAGGGGCTTCCTGGACTTGCCCATGGATGAACGGTTCCAACTGCTTCAGGAGACGGTGTCCGGGGTGGCGGGCCGGGGTAGTGCGGAACTGCTACTCAAGGATCTGACGGACGACGTGGTCCGGGGGGTCCTCACGAGCGTGCTGCGGAAAGAGAACGTTGGCGACGTGCGCAAGGCGACGGCAGGTGTCGCGCCGGTCAGTGGCGCGGACGTGCGTGCGGGTGTCGGCGAGTTCATGGGGACCGACGTTGCCCGCGGTCGCAAGGTCGACATCGACATCGCGGCTCAGAAGGAGCGGGCGGCGAGGGCGCTTTCGTTTGAACAGCGCATTCGCCAAGTGGCGAAGACGCGGGCGGATCTGAAGCGGAGGGAGATGGGGGTGATCCGCCAGTTTTACAAGGGGCCGGAAGGGCTGGAAGAAGAAGAGATCATGGCGATGGTCGGTGAGATCGCCGAGCAAATGGGGATGACGAGATGGGAATTGATGCGCGGGTGGCGGGAAAAACAGGGAACGCTCTCGTTCGTGGGGGAAACCGTTGGGATGGGGTTCCGGACAGGACGTCCCGATGAAGTTGTCAGGTTCGGCATC